CATGTCTGCTATTGATAACTTACCAACACTTTTAGCACTTGTATTCTTTGCCATATTAATCCTTATGTTAGAGAAACAAAAAAAGGCACCTGTAACCCCGTGCCTTCCTGCGGGCGAGATTTATCTCAATCTCCTAGCAGATCATTAAATGCTGCTTCTACAGAGTTAGAAGCTTTCTTTTTCGAAGAATCATTTCCGTACTTTGCAGTCTCGGAAGAGGCTTCCTCAGGATTATCTCCCGCTAGATACTGATCAAGCATTGCCTGAACTTGTGCTGCTGTCTTACGCTCGAATAGCGTGTTAAAATCAGGAACTGACTTCAGAAGTGCAGCACACTCCTCTGAACTAATATTGGGACATACTGGTGAGGTCCTACGATGAGGAATAAGACGTGTAGTTGGGAATGATGCACCAACAGGCTTGCCATACTGCAAAGTAAGATCCGTTCCCTCCTTCGGGTCCGTAATATCTCCATACTCAGGGTTTAGAACCAAGGTTAGAAGCTGCTCATACACAGTCTTTCCAAAACCCCAGATGCGTACTCCCTGATCTTCCTCTCCACGAACGATAATAGGGGCAAAGAATCGCTGGCGTGCTGATAGCTCCTTGGCCATCTTGATGGAATCCTCAGTACCCTCGCTCCAGAGGGAGCGAATGAAGTCATTGAGCGGATCATCTTCACCAAAGTTCTTCTTAGGTGAGAGGAAACCGTTATTGTCTCCGAGGTTGTAGTGAAACCAGTACTCCTTAAAAGGATCGCCATCGGCGGTTGGCACAATTCGAATCGTCTGCTCGCCATCGTTTGGCCGCCAAAAGACATTCTTCTGCTTTGTATCACGTCCACCATTCTGTAGACGATTAAGCTTTTCCTTCATTCGTGATAGATCAATACCCATTTTAATTACTCCTTTTGTTATTATTAATAATCAGCAAATATCCTGACTATCTTATTTTAAATGTTATTTATACTTCTTTCATCCTGAATCTGATCAGTATAAGCTACAAAATAAGCATAATCATTATCATAATCTGTTTCATTGATTTGAAATGAAATCTTAATGCCTTCTTTTCTAGCTTTACTTCTCATGTTTTCTTTCAATTGCTTGAAATACTTCCCGTCAGATAGGGATTTCTTGCTGACTCCGATATAGTAAAACCGTTCTCGTACTTCGTTAAGGGGAAAAAACATCTTTTCTTCACCGGTCACCGGATCAACAACGCCATAGGTTGAAATCCTATGATGTTCTTCGTGTTCTTCAACATTATTGAAGATCGACTTCCTATTTGAAAAGACGTTAACCATATGAATAGAGCTAGAAATAAAACTATTGATAGAATCAAAATAACCCTTTACTGGCAGGTCTCCCATAATCGCTTCAATTGAAGGATTATATACTAAGGATATACTATTGAACAAGCCAGACCTTGCATATTCTTGCAAGATATTAAAGCTGATCCTATTCAAAATATATCTCTTTCCACCCATTAAAGTAATATCTGGTGTTATGTAGAGAATGTTGAGATTACAGTGCTTGATCTTCTCTAAGATCCTCAAAGATGAGCCGACAATCTTTCCTCCGCCTCCCAATATGAATATTACATTCGTCTTTTCATCAAAGCCCGAAAAGAATGAAGTCATATCAGGACAATTTTCTTCATAAGCCTCAGATGTTAACTGAGATGGCATAACAAAATTATTCTTTACATTTGTTGTAGGGTGCAGGATTTCGTCAATTTTGAAGACCTCATATTGAGGATATTTTGAGAAATTCTCAGCGATTGCACAACCAGCAGCCCCTAATCCAATTATTGCGTCCATTTAGTTGTACCTCTCATATTTCCGTAATTCTTCCCAACAGACATGTTAATACGATACTTACCTAGTTCTGTATCAGAAAATTTCTTTACAAGTTCTGGGATTAGATAAAGTTCGTCTGCGCTCATATCGAGCACAATATTGTCATGTACCGTAAATGATATGAATGATTTCATATTTTTTAATGACTTATCAAGCTCGACCATTCGCTTGAGAAGAAGATCGCTTGTAGTGCTCTGAATAATATAATTCAAAGCATGCCTATCATCAGATTCGATCCTTCTTCCAAAATGAGTTGTAATTACTCCATTGGAATAGTACTTCTTACATACCTTATCCCTATCGTAGAACTTATTGAATGACATATCTTTGCTATCTGGGTTATAAAGCCATGAAAAGACCTTCTTCTTTGCATCCTCTCTTGTCATAGAACCCAAGAAGATATTATTCACATTCCAATCGTGAATGTCCTCTACAGGCTGGGATATATCAGAGAGAGATAGAAGAGTTCGAAGCTCAGCTGCGTTAAAATCAAACTCGACAAGGTAATCGTTGACCGGTTCAATGATTGAACGAAGTTCTTTCTTCAGATTATGGATCGGAAAGCTTGTCTTGGTTGTCGATAACCGGCCGGTCTTCGTTCCAAATAGATTATATCTGATAAACTGTTCAGAATCTTTATGCTTCTTCCAGAAAGCTCTAATGTACGGGTCGGAAAGAGAAGCTCCCAAATTCTTGAAATTTAAATTCAATTTTCTGCGCTCAATAGAGGAAAGGACTTTTGTTACATCAGCTAAGAATTCATAGTTGCTCGGCTTCTCATAGTTTTCCAGAACATGCTTACAGATAATATTTTTTAGTTCGCAATGTTCCATCAAGAATTTCTTGGGGATCAGATCGTAAATACAGTTTTCGTCCAGCGAGACCTTACTTGTCTCAAAAGACTTCATGAATGCTCTCATTTTATGAGAAATGCTGTTCCATTCATTTAGATATTCTTCTGGACATGACTCGGAAAGACTCGCTCCATTTGCATAAAGTTGAGCATATTTAACATCTCCAATGATGTGAGGAGAGTGAGACCACGTAGCGGTTAAAGATACTTCTTTCGGTCGTTCTTCATAGAAGATCTCGCCATTGATATAGAAGCTAGCACAGTGCTTCTTATCATCAAGAACTTGGAAAATCATTTTACCTCTTATTGATCAATAATAGCTAAAGCTCTTAAAGCTATCTTTTATTCTCTTGTCCAAGATATCGTAGACTTGTTTCTTTGTCAAATCTTTTTGATCAAAAATTTGATTTCCTTTATATTGACTGAATTCAATTAACTCTTTATAAAGATAATAGATAACTCCACTTTCCCCGATCTCTCTAACCAAATTTCCTTCAACCTCTATTTGTGATGATTCCCATATTTTTCGTGAGTCCATTATTTCTTCAGCTCTTGAGACAACATTATTAAACTTAGTTTGAGTCCACTTTTTATTTGCCTCTAAAGCTCTAACATAAGCATATATGCGAATAAAATATCGACTTGGAAATAGGTTAAAAAATTCATCTTGAGAATATCTTTTTCTTAAAACCTTTTTGAATAAATCGGGATTAATTGTTTGCTTTTGAGGTATAAAAAAAAGTGCTTCGTACCAGCTCCATAAATTAAACTTAAAATTATCTAATTCTGTCTCATGAGTTCTTATAAAGAAATCATCATAAAACGTCTCTGGGGATGAGTTATAGTCAATGAGTTTATTTCTCATTGCAGTTGATTCTAGATCTGGAATCAGTCTCCAAGGAACATTCTTGTCAAGTTCGAAGCCGAAATCTTTAATATATTGAGTAAATTTATTAAACGAGGGATCGTTGATTATATCAATTTTTTTCTGATCTTTATCATATGAATTTTTATTCTCGATCTCAATCAAAAGCCCACTAGAACTGGGGTGTACAAAGCTTGATAATAGAAATCCCTCTCTGGTAAAAGGGGTTATTTTGTGCATAATCTCAACGAATTCTAGATAAACAGATATAAATGAGGGAAAATCTATAATTTTTTCATTCCTCTCTTTATTCAAAAATTTCCCTACAAATGAATTATACAATACCTCATTATATTGAGTATTTTTTTGAGATGCGTCTTGCCAACCAATAGATGGCTTAAGTTTTGTGAAAACTGTTTCTCTGTAATTACCTACTTGCAACTTCTGAACTTCTATAGAGTTTTTTAACTCGAACCACAATTCAGCAATCGGTGATAATACTAAAATTAATTCCTCGTCGGGCCCTGAAATTGGTCTCATAAGATCAGCTCTTGGAATGACACATAAATTGCTGGTATCTATCTTTCCAAAATAAGGCTGCTCATGCCATAGGTCAAAAACAGCCTGATTGAAGAAATGACAATCATATATGCTCCTATAGTAAAAAGCTTGAAAAGCAGCCGACGAATTTGTGGCTTTTGATTCATTGATATCAAATAAACTTATTAAATCACTTTTTTTCATTAAAATTAATTTCCATATTATGATGGCGTCGGCGATATTGCGTTAGGAGGCACTTGGCCTGATGGCAAACCTGATGTTGGAGTATCTTCTTCGCAATTTTCTTCAACTGAGAACTCCAGACAATCAGTCAATGGATTGACCCTCCTATCTCTTGCCGGCTCTCCATATGATTGCCACTTTGTAGTTAAGGTTGTATCGTATTTTCCATCACTATTTAAAATGCTTTCCACTTTTATTATTATGTAATAACCACCAATACCCAATATATTTGCTGGTGTTCCATAAACCGAAGTTGAACCAGAGGATAAGATGGTAAAAGCGCCGGGATCGATATAGATCATTTGACCCGGCATAAACAATGATGTTCCAACAAGTTCAACTGTAGCATTATACAAACCACGTATGGCAAAAGGAGAAGTTGGCTCATCATCTATTCTGGCTGATGTTACATAAGGAGCATCTTCTCTAGAGAATTTAATATTCTTTACTATACCTGTATTTTTACCTATTACAAAATGATATATACCCCATTTTGCATCTCTTTCTTCTCTTGTAGTCTCAGCGGGATCGACTTCTTGGCTAAGTCTCCTTGAGCCAAGATTTGTGGTATAAAAGAATAAATAAGATGCTATTTTCAAACTTGGTAATTCTTCTGCATTTGGCCAAAAGTCCCTTGAAACTTTAGCCCAAGTTTGCTCTGATGATTCAAAGTCCTCTGTCTTATTAAAGATCCAGCTCTCAGGATTGGTTCCGATCGAGCGTCCGGTCAACCTACAAGTACGATCTGAATTTAATGGTATTTCAAATATCTTTGATTGCACCTTATACTTTAGCTCCCCGGAGCATTTTTCTCCGAAACAAGCTACACCAAGTATATTTTGTAGAAACTTAGAGATGAATTTAAAGAAGAATTCTTTAAAATACCAATTTTCTCTTTGAGGTATAACGACTTCCTTGAAAAACCAGTCAGTAAATAATTCATAAGAAATAGGCATATCAGACAAACAGAAGTTTATTTTCTTTCTTGTTACTGGGTTAGCAAACTCAACTGGTCCGAAAATAGGAAATATCTTATCATCTGTCTTTTCTGAACCTTTCTGTAACCTCTTTAAGGCAACTTCCATTATGTCGCCAACATATACAAATCGAATGATATTATTAGCTTCGCCTGATTCTAATGACTTATAAAGATCTGATTTTAAATATTGCTCCTTTCTCGCTTCTTCATTTCTGGCTGTTAAATCTGAACTCCAAAACCAAAAATCTTCTTTGAAAGCAATATCTTGTATTGCTTTATTTATATTAGCTTCATAAGTTTCCAAATTTTCATTATTTAATGTTGGCTGAAAAGTAGAACTCGAATCCGCTTGAAGTCTTCTCCAAGTTATCTGATCGGCAGCACCTGCTAATTTTCCATTGCTAGTTGTAGCAAAAACTTCTTTTGGATTTACTGTAATACGGAATGTCCCCTTTTTCATCATTTCAGTTAAGAAAGAGGAATATCTTTCATTTAATAATTTAATCCTTTCTTCTTCAATTACTTTGGCTTCTTTTTCTATTTTATCTTTTTCTTCTTTACTTCTTTCAGTTGGTTTTTTTCCTTCGGCACAATTACCTTTATTTTGCTTATCTATCTCCTTTTTGCTTTCATTTAAAGCTAAAAGTCTTTTCTCGTTTAGTTGATGAAATTCATTTGATATTAAAATGTCTGAATCTTTACTTGTCATATCAAGCTCGGCGGCGGCCATATAATTAATAGTTAAAGTAATACTCCCTGTTTCATCAAAAGAAATATCATGCGTAGTCATGGTAAGGAAGAAGGTTGTAGCAGTTTTATTTGCCAATAATTCTAATCTTTTTCTTGATTCTTTAGAAATCTTTTCTACTCCGTCTCCCTGCTGCAAGAAAGACCAACCAACAACAGCTTTAATTCTAAAATACTTTGAATTATACACTCTATCATTAGTTTCTTCTATTTTTTTATGCTTTTGATCTTGGTGAATAAGGTCAATATATTTAAAAACATACTGTTCTGCTTCCAGACTTTGATCGGTAATCATTCTACCATCTGTGGTAGTCAGCATGTCATCCATTGTTTGAAATGAAAGAACCATTTTTGCTTCAACCATTCTTTCGGCTTCAACCGGGTTTCCGTTGCCAAGATTAAATTCGAAGCTCTGCAATCCAACCCCCGATCCTCTTCCTTTTTTAGTATTGATCATATCATTAATTGATTTTTGATCTAAATAATTTTTAAACTTTATCTCGTAAGGAATACCCGGACTATCTTCTCTTGGATAAAAAACTTTATATAATTTTATATATGGGGTTAAAAAAGATAATTCTTGAGGCGTTATTTTCATTAGGTCTGCAATATTTTTTCGCCCAAGCAATATAGAAATAAGTGTACTTGATTCTGAACCATTGAGCCTCCACATATTATATGTTTTATTATTGGCAGAAAACTGTGATAATGCACCTATTTTTGTAGCCAAGAAACATTGTTTTTGGAGGCGTAAAAGATCTTGCTTTTCTTCTTCTGTACCCTTAAATTCTTGGAAATTATTTACTATTTCCTTAGTTTCTTCTTCTTTCTTGTTAAATTTATCTAAATTTTCCCTAGTCAATGCCATCATTTTAGCAATAATGGCACTCTCTTGTTCAAATAGCCTCTCAAGATGAAAGGATAGCGACTGTTGCTTGCTGTCTGTTTCTATCTTATTCCATAAAATAGTAACTAATTGTTTATTTTTAGCTTCTCTATTCTCGTCAACTACATCTGCATTGAAAAATAGTAAATTTTGGCTTATGGAAATGTCATCAGATTGAAATATCTTAAATAGAGATTCATCTCTTTGTAGCCTTCCTTCTTGAAGTGGATCTTCTATCAAACTATCAGAACCGTGATCGCAGATTTCATCTAATGAGATGTCTTCAAATGAGATTTCTGTATCGTCATAATCATTTTTGCCTTGTCTTCTAAAGTTTTGACACGCTGCATATTGTGTATTTGATTCTGCTTTTGGCTTCCAGTCCAATACTTTAGTAAAACTATAAGGTAGACTGGTATTCAGTATGGAAAGCATTTTCGTAACATAGCTTAATTGTTGTTCTATGCCATTTATGTATATTTTTCTAACGTTACTGACATTACTGTCTCTTACAGCAATGTCTTTTATTTTCGAAAAAACATCATCTATAAATGGTATAGAACCATTAATAGCTTCTTCTTTTCTGCTTTGTCTGGCAGGATCACGCCACATTGTTGTGTCATCGGCAAAACCAGCCCAACCACCAATATGTTCATGACCTTTAATATCTCTATTAACAATACCCTGCTGTTTGCAATAATTTGCAAATTTAATTTGCTCTCTCAGTCTCCACTCTTCTCCCTCTCGATTATGAAGATTAGAAGCCTCACTGGAATTAAATGTACCTACGATGGGAACATATTGTTGCATAAGTGATGCTTTATAGGCAAGAAAAGCATTTCTTTTAATACGAGAAAATATTCTTCTAGAAGTCTTTTCATTAGACTCAGACTCAAAATCTTTGAAAGTAAAAGCGACAGGCCAAGTTAAAGGCAATAATATTGAACTGTCATCATGATTATTTGGCGCATTCTTCTCATCAAATGATGGTATAGAATAGTACTCATTGGGTAAAGACATAATTTCTCTCTTTTATCTTATAATAGATAGTGCATCAGTCAAGGGAATCGGTATCATGACAACATCACCTAAATTAAGGTGAGATTCGGTTGGTTTATTATTAAATCTTGCAATAACCCACCACCACGATACATTACCATAATATTTATATGCTAATTTATAATATCTATCACCTAAAGTCCATATATGACTTATTTGTTCTATTTTTGAACTCATTTCGGCGGTGATCTCTTTCATCGTAGGCGTAGCATAATGATCAATAAATTTAACGTTTCTTTCACGAAAGATATCTTGAAATAATTCATTATCATTTTTTATGATTTTTCTATCCATTCTATTTTTCATTTATATTACCTTAAGCTATTCCAGATCTTGTCTCAGCTTCTGCTTCTCTTCTTGCTCTAGAGCCGGGTTCAGCAGTTGCATCTGAAACTGTACTTGTGTTTGAAGATGGCGCTGGGCGGGGTGGTGTTAGGGTAGCTAAATTATAGGGATAAGTGTTTTTATTAAAGTCATATCCTGAACCTTTTGTATCTATTCCAATCTCGTGAGTGTGCAATACTATAAATGTACATTCCAAACTTAGGTTTTGCGCATAGATGCCACCCTCATCTTGAAAAAAATGAGATGCATCCATTATAGGTTTATAAGAAAAGCCATCAATCGTCCCAGTTAGTCCGCCTGTTTTAGCTGATACTACGCTTTCAGAGCCATTTTCAATGGCGCTATCTTTTATTAAATTCATAAATTTTAATTTTATCAAAGGGGAACCCTTCATTACGCCTGACTCATATGCTGGGTATAACATTTTTATAAGAAGAGAACATCTCTTCATATTTTCTTTTGCTTCTTCAATATTCGCAGCAACGAGGCTCCAACCGAGATTTATTGTTCTTCTTGTGCCTTTGTAATTCTGAATTGGATCCATTCTACCATAAACTTCAGTCGAAGACCATGACGATTCAAATCCATCTTCAAAATTTGTCAAAAATGCCGGAAATTCAACTTCTTGATCAAGTAAAATGGAATAGAATTTAATTAATTCTTTCCTTGCAACTTGTGTATGGACACCATATAAGCCATTATTTTCTAATTCAGGCATTTGCGACATATTTATTTTCCTCACCTAGTAACAAGACTTTGATTCTTTTCGATACGCTCTCCAATTATCTTCCCTAAAACATAATTATCTACCTTAAGAACAATTTCCTTATTTCCTCCGCTTGAGGTTTGGGTACTCTCTCTTATGTCCTTTGATTTATTTACACCAAAAACAGATTTTAAGGCTTCAATAAATGAGTCTTGCTCAGGTACTCTTGTTTCTGCTTGAATTTTTGAATATTCCGCCGATAGTTCAACCAATGATTTGACATTTTCAATTCCTTCGGGTGTCACCTTTACGCTGGCGTCAGACACAGAAGTAATTAATGCCGCAAAGGATAAAGCTTCGATCTCCTCTAAAGATGAAAGAGCAAAAGATATATTCCATATTCCATCGGCTATCATATTTAAGCCCTGAGAAATACTATCAAATTTTTCGATACTGGCTACTGTGGTTAATACTCCCTGTAAAGAAGCTATCTTTTCAGTTGAAATAGAGTTCAATGATTCTGCTAATTTGCTTATTTCTTCTGAAAAACTAGCAGTAAATACACTAGAAGCACCTAAAGACATTTGGGCTGTGCCCATTGTATCTATAAAATTAGCTAATTTATTTAGTGGCGCTTCCATATTTTCTAGGGAAGATAAACTGGTCGTTGTCTCTTCTAACATAGCAAATACTTCTCTTAATTTCGGACCCAAATTAGCAAATGATTCCAACTGCGGATTTAACTGTTCCATTCTCTCTGCCAATATTTGCAAATTATCTTCCATGAGCCATATGCCCATACCTATAGCATCTCCGGCGACTGCAAGATAAAATGAGGCGGCCAATAATGATAAAGAGCCTTTAAAGAGAGCAGTTGCAAAAGGTATAAAATACTGAGAAATACTTATCATTTTCTCTATATCTAGAGCTTTTATTGCAGAACCAAGCGTATGTAGTGCTGGTGCAATAAATATAGCAGCTGGTAATAAAAATATCGATGCAGCCAACAAGAGAGCTCCACCAAGAGCTAACGGAATACCAGCTGCTACTAAAGATAAGCCTAGCATCAATAAAGCTGCCCCCAAAGGAGCGATCAAATCAACAGTTTTATCACTAAAAAGAAGTAATCCAATCCCAAGAGCTAATAGCCCAGCTCCCACTGTAATTGCTGCTATTCCAAAGCCTACAGCTGCTGCATTCATAAATATTCCAGCTAACATTAAAGTAAAAGCAAGCAAGATCAAAGCTGCTCCCAATGGAGCAATCAATTCAACAGTTTCTTCCTTAAAAAGAAGCAATCCAAGGCCGAGTAATAAAAGTCCAGCGCCTACTGCAATTGCTCCTATTCCAAATATTACAGCTGCTGCATCCATAAATATTCCAGCTGCAATCAAAGTGGCTGCGAGGGAAATTAAAGCAACTCCAAGGATAGGTATCAATTCAACAGTTTCTTCCTTAAAAAGTAATAATCCAAGGCCAAGAGCCAATAGTCCAGCACCTACCGCAATTGCCCCTATTCCAAAAACTATAGCTGCTGCGTCTAGCAATATTCCAGCTGCAATTAATGTTAATCCAAGTAAAATCAAGGAAACTCCAAGGGTGGGTATCAATTCAACAGTTTCATTGTTGAAAAGAGACAATGAAGTACCAAGCAAAAGCAAACCAATTCCAACTACCGTCGCTCCAGCACCAAACGTAGTAGCTGCTGTCAGCATTAAAGGACCAGATATTGCTAAACCAAGAGCAAACAACCCCAACGCCCAAGGTAGTTCATACATAATTTCCATAACTTCTTCAAAGTTTTTTAATGATTCAGAAAATAAAAATAATGCTGCTGACAATAAAATAAATCCGGGTGCTAGTGCCATCATACCAGCGCCTATTAAAGTAGCAGAAGTCATAAACGCAGGAGCTATTGGTAACATTAATGCAATTAATCCAATAAATCCAACTAAGGTAAGTAAAAATAAAGCCATGCCTCCAATGGCGGGAAGTATTGCCTCAGGCATTTTCATAAAAATAGTTATTAGTTGCACTAAAGAATAAACAAAAATTGCTGCTGCGGCAGCTGCGAGTCCAATACCTAAAGCTAAAGCTGCAATTGCAGAAATTCCAAGTATTGCAGGGGGGGTACCTAAAGCTGCCATAGAGCCAGCAAGAGCGGTAACTCCAGTTGAAGCTCCTGCGGCTGCGGTACCCGCCGTTGTAGTTGAAGTGGCCAAACTTATATTTAAAGCTTGAAGAATACCAGTCAAAAAGGCTTGAGCTTTTGTTGAATTTTGCCAGAGAACAAATAGACCAAGCATGGTAACCAATACTGGTACTAACATTCCTCCCATGGCATCATTTAGAGATAATATGCCATTTAACAACCAGCTGATTACTTCGACGATAGGCTGAATGATCAATATAAAAGATTCCATTATCATATTCATTTTTTCTTGAATTGAAACGGTTGCTTGAGTTCTTTTCTCCAATTCTGCTTGAGAAATTGAATTATCTCTGACCATTGCCTGAGACTCTTGATATGCTTTGAGGCCGCCAGCAAAAATCTTATTCGCCTCAGCCATATCTTTGATACCAGCTGCATTTGCAAGAGCCATTTTTTCATAACGACTCATGGAGTTCCAACTCATATTGGATGCATCAACTCCACGAAGAAGGCTTTCGATACGCTCTTCTTCTGAAGAGTTTATCATCTCATACGTATTAAGCAGATCACCACCAAGAATATTGTTTAATTTTCCGACAGCACTTGCTGCATCTTCATATGTATCAAATTGAGCTGTAAATCCGAGTAATGTCTGTATTTCAGCGCCTAAATTCTTTGCTGCTGACATTACCTTCTTAAATATTTCTGGTGCTTGTTTACCATATGAAGCTAAAGCAGGTAAGGCAGCTCTAAACTGATTTGACATTTCAGCAACTGGATAACCGATGCCCATCGCCAATTTTGCTATATCTTGATTAGCTTTCATTGCTTCATCGGCAGTCATTCCCATACCTAGCATAAATTGTTCAGTGAATTCGGCAGTATCTTTAGTAGAAACTCCTAGTCTCTCCAGCTGAGCACTGTGAGCCACAAGTGAAGCTTGAACATCTTTCGATAAGTTATTGAAATTTGACATTGAAACAAACAATTCGCCTATAGCTTGTGCGCTCTCTTTCATCCCCACGCCAAATTGTCTATTCGAATCTGAGACCTCCATTATTAAGGAGTTATATTCATATCCTTGACCAGTCAATGTAGCTAAAGAGGCGGCTTGTTGACTGAATCCTCCAATAGCCGCTAAGGTCTGGGTTTGAATTTGCATCAGCGCAGAGCCTAGCATGTTTGCTGGCCTCATTGCTTGCAAAAATCCAGCTGCCATGTGTTTTAAAGATTTTACAATATCATCGCTTTTTGCTAATTTTCCAAACCAACTTTTTTCCCAATTTTTAGATACGCCAAAAACTTTATCAGCAAATTCCTTGCCGAGTTCATTCATTTCTTTTTGATTTTCTACAGCTTCTTTTTGCTGTTTAATGAACTGTTCTAAAAGAGGAATTTCTTTTTCTAGAAATGCTAATCTTTTACTCTCCTCCTCGGTAAGGGCTTCCCCTAAGGCTATTTTATCTTGGAGTGCTTTTAATTCTTCTTTATTTATTCTTAAGGATGCCTTCCCAAGTTCAATGTGTTTATTCTGGATTAAAATGGAGTGTTCTAAGGCTTCACCATTTTCAATCATTTTAGCGCCTATATCTTGTAATTGCTTAAGTTCTTCTTGTCTTTGAAGAAATAATTCCTTGGATGATTTATTTATCTCACTTAATCGTTCAAGATATATATCCATCTCCTCTTCTGATAATGGTATTCCTTTAGGAGGCGGTGGTGGTCCGGGAGGGCTTGGGGGTGGTGGTGGTATTGCCATTGAATGATAACCTCAATTAATAATTATTATCCCTTAAATGGCCACTTTAAGCCAGTTACTCTTTCAAATCTTGAAATAGCTTTATATAAGCTGAACTTATTCTTATAAGTTCTGGGATCATTCAATCCGTGTTTGGCTACTGCATAGATATATTTCTTTTCCTTTCCGAGTAGCTCTCCGAAAGCTTTAATTGCCTGTCTATTGCCTTTTACCCTTACCGGAATCTCCGGGCCTCCAAGCAAGCTTTTCATTATGGCCTTAACTGAGCCGGCAAACATGTCTAGCCAGCCTTCAGCCAAGACCAAATCTGAATTTAAATTAATTTCAATAATCATATTTTTCATTTAGATTCCTACCATAATAATTTAATATTTATAAATAGTTGAATGTATAAATAAAAAAGGAATAGCCTAAGCTATTCCTCATATTTTATCTTTTTGACTTAGCTTTAGATTTATTATGAGCCTGTTCCATTGCATCTTTTTCTTTTTCAAGTTGCTTCGAGAGTCTTTCAACGAACCAAGTTCTCAGACCAACTGGAAGGTTATATGATTCAATAAAACTCCATCCTCCATAATATTTCAAAAAGAAGAATTGCTCATAAACATTCTGCATGTATTTACTGCTTAGGCCAAAAAAAGTCCGTCGTAAACGGCACCTCCATGTCACATGTGTGACGGCATTCGCTGCATTCAAAATTCTGAGTTAAGTCTAAGCTTGGCATAACTTTCTGATATGTTTGTCTCAAATACTTTGAGTCACGAGCTGGTAGGCTCTGAATAGCTTGCATAATCTTTGACCGATCCGTAACACCAGATATCGATAGAGTAAAAAGATTAATTTGCTGAGATAGCATATCCTCTGGTAATTTTCTCTTTCTCCTCGTCTCAATAGCTTCAGTTAATGTCTTCTCATCCTTTCCATTCATTGGGCGGCATAAGAAAGTCCAACCAGTCAATGGAACCGTTATTGATACTAAGCCCATCTTTTCATCAATATGGACATTGGTTAATTCTGATAGTTCTTCTTCTCCAGTCTTAATATTTGTTTCGTGAAGATTGAACTCATGCTTTACGTTAGCCTGACAGTTAGGACAAGTAACATTTGTCTTATAATCAGCTCCATACCCGTTTATTCTCGCATTGACAAGAATAGCATTCTTATCCCCAAGAAGCAATTCATCAGTATTAACTCTCTTATCGACGATCAAGGACTGTAAGAATCTATCTATCGCAACTCCCTTCTTCAATAAAGACTGAGAAGTCAAAATATCTTCTTCTCTTGCGGTCATATGCCTAATCTCAACAACCTTCTGACCATGGAGAGGATGTCCTTGTTCATAAAATCTCCCGCCAGACGGTAATTCAACAAATTCCGTCGGTGATACGAAATTTAAAGGATTTGATTGTGCTTGATGGCTTAAGCTCGATGCTAGATTTGGAGGCATCATTGGAGTTGGAGGGTCTGAATCGATATACGGTGTTCCAATCCTATCTTCATTTTTTCTATGGCTCATATTAACCCCTTATAAAGTTGTACAACAAGGGATAAAAAATCCCCGCTCAACATATAAATAGTATAAGCGGGGATTTAATGCTAAAACAATTAATTTTATCTACCATTACCAGTAGGAGTACCAGCAGGAGTGGGAGCGGCAGTATTACTTCTAGGAGAAGTTCCAGAATCAGTTCTTCCATCGAGGCCCCACTGCTTCTGGTCTTTTGATGCGGTAAATGGAGGATTCGCTGTTTCTATCGAAGCCCAATCATATCTTATTTCGATTTCAACATTTGTTAGATCGTCTGATTCATAATCAAGTTCACCATATTTGACGTCCTTAATCCATGGATTGATAAGTTTCCAAGTTTCAATCATCTTACCCATATCGTCTATTGATTCAATTCTCAGCTCATTCCCAAGAGCGTTAACTGCTTTACTCTTAGACATGGTTTCTAGCCACCCATTTTTTTCACCGGTACCGGGATATCCCATTGCTGGGATATAACCAGAAGTTCTAATGATATTGGTTACGGTCATTGCCATGTCTACATCAACTGGGTCTGCCAATGTCATACTGATGGTATTCCAAGTAACTCTTCCGGGATAATAATAGGAATGATTTAGAAACTTATGCTCTGTCTCTGAAATAGCATAAGAAGGCTTTGTTACCTTCTTCAAGGTATAAGCAGGAATATCATTAACATAAACAACCCACCTATAATTTCTTTTTGGGTCTTTTACACCCGTACTCGCATCTGACCAAAATGGCATTTCAACTTCCTCTCTGTTTATAATCTAATGTAATATTAGTATTTTAATTTAATTAGTTTTTAATTTAAATTAATCATCAAAAGATGCACCAGAACGTGCGATTACGAAATCAAGTGCAATAAATTCGATAGCTCTCGTCGGCTTAAGGAAAATCTTTGCATATACAATGTTTCTATCGATAAGATCAGGAGTTGTGGTCGTCTCATCTAATACCACTCTAAATTCTGAAATTCCAAATCTTGCTCTGACAGAGGCTAAGAAAGGATTTACCTGAGAAGTGAATCTCTGCCATGTTACGGAAACATTCTGATCGAAGAGAATTGTTGTGGCAATTCTTGAAATCTCCTTCTTGAGATAAATCATCAAGCGACGAACATTGATTCTATCGAGAGCTGATGGAGTTACCTGCAACGTCTTCTGACCGAAAATAACTATTCCTTCTGAAGGGAAAGAAGCGATAGGATTGATATTATTCTCATAAAGATCATCTCTCTCTCTTGATGAAAGCTTGTATCTTACTTGAGTAACTGGTAATCCAGCTGATCCCTCAGATAGGCCGCCACGGTTGAATCCTGCTGGGGCAAACCAAAGTTCCGTTTTATTCTGCGAGCTAGCCATGGTTCCTAATGCGACGACAGAAGGCGGTACCCAAACAAGAGAATCAGAAGAATTATCTCTAATCTGAACCCATGGGTAATAAGCACAACCATAAGATGAATTGATATTTCTATCTTTCATGTTGGCAATTGCTAGTCTTATATCTGGCAATCTATCAACTTCTTTTTGATAATTTTCAGTACTCGGAATATAATCATGTGGAAGGTCGAGAATAGCTAGAGCATCTCCTCTCTCTTCACATACAGTTAAAAGCTGCTCAGTCAAACCTATGTTTGTTACACCGGGCATTGTGGCAATATTAAATTCAACGACTTCAGAGTCAGAAACAGTCTGAATAGCTCTCTTGAGAGTATTGAACGAATAAGAGTTCAACTCATTAGCATCTTCACCATCTTCTGCTTCATCTAATAATGTATTTCTAAATGGCTCTCTCTCTGTAATATCAAAGCCATCGAAGCCATGAACAAATGGTACAGTGAACGCATTGAATCCAGCTGCTAAAACATCTCTAAAGGTATTCTGTTTATCGGTCAATGTAACACTTCCGCCATCGGTCTCAGGAAGTTGCAACTGATACATGGAAGAAATTGAATTTCCTGCATATCTTGAACCGGGCAGCCATTCGGCGTGTTTATTACTCTTCTGATTATTTACCGCATTTAAGGTAACCCAAGCTAAATCATCGAGGGTAAAGTTTGGTACAACACCATATCCATCGACGTCTCCGGCGGCTACTCTACACTCCGCTGCATCTGAGGTTTCGTTAACGTTGAAAAGAGCAATGTCTTTGCTCTTGTCATAGCACCCCCTAGGTGTTCTTAGGGATGATTTTGTAATATATCTTCCCTCCTCTGCTCTACCATCCCAATTATTTTGGTCGTCTGCACTCCATGGACGAAGAAGTTCGCTATATGACTCATCAAATCTATTTGAACCTCTAAAATTGGCAATTGCCCCAAAAGAGACAGAACGAGAAGAGTTTCTTACTTCTTCTGTACTCGATCGACACGACTGAGAAGGCATGACGAAGTGTGCTTCCTGTCCGTCTGACAGTCCCTCAACATTATTTACATCACCATTATCACCAATAACAACCGGTCTTGTTGAAATACTGTCAGCAAAAGTATCGGCGCCTTCCCCCGCTGAAAGGTACAATTCCTGACCTCCGTTATTCCATCTTAGAATCTTGAAGTTTCTAGGTGAAGGAGGACCTTCGAAGCCAAAAGGAACTAATCCGGGATCCATAGAACCAGCTTCAAACTCTTCATTCATTATGACACGAATATAAGTTGAATTATTTGGATATTGACCTACTGTCTTATATCTTCCTTCCTGATAACTCCAAATAGAATCCATATCTCCAATTCTTCTTGCAAGATAATCAGGCGATGATGGATTAAGATTTAAACCAGTATATCTCTCAATTGCTTGTCTGTTCTGATCAGAATCTTTGGCATCACGAATTGTAACCGAGAAAGAACCATATTTTGAATATATTCCCTCTGCTGGCTTGATATCTGATATTTCAATCTTCAAATTGTGAAGAGGCCAGTGCCCATCGTTAAGAGATTCAAAGCGAAATAATCTTTCAACTCCAACCTCATACTGTCCTGTACTATTATTTACGGTATGAGTCTCATATGCGCCCAAATGCTGGCTCAAAACCCATCCTGTCTGTGGAGATTGCGCTTCAATTCTATTATTTTGTTTTTCGCTTAATTTCATTAAGATAGCTATACCATTATTTGAATCAGGAAGACCCGTGTTCAAGTTGCTTAATGTCTCAGAGACTGAAGTAGTATATGTTTCTCCCAAGAAATAAGCTTTTAGTGAAGTTGAAGTTGGTGATGTTATATCTTCGTTAATGAGAGTTGGATTTGTATTTAAAACATTTCGAATGAATTTCTTCGAATCTGGATTAAAATTTACGGAATATACTTCAGAACCAATATTTACTTTTACTTCTGCATCAGTACCTTGACATAAAACAAATGTATCAGCTGCATTAGTTACTGGACTATCGTCATCGGCTCTTTTGCCTGAAAGACCAACAGTAGTACCGTCAGCCTTAGTATAAATTACTGAAGCAAGAGTTAAAAGATGCTTATTTGCAGCTAATCCATTCTTCTTGCCAACAAATAGACCCCAAGCTGCACCAGTTTCCCACCCAGCATGTCCAGCCGCAGAAGCGTCGCTGTGATGATGACCAAGAAGACGTACATAGGTTAATGGCGATGCATTTCTTAGCCATGCCTGAGCTGCATAAGCTCCATAGGTTGGGGCTGTTCTATTTCCATTTCTCCAAACATCGCCTGATTCGTTACCGGGAATTGGATATCCAAAGGTCTCAACGAATTCAGAAAATGAGCTTACAGTTATAGGTCTCATTGAAGGCCCTCTCTCTGACCTACCAATTACTACAGGACCGATTCCCTGACCTACAGCAGGAATCTGAGACTTATCAATTTCACTAATATAAACTCCGGGTGAAACAAATCTGAATTTCTTAACTGACATTTTTATTTATCTCCTTGGTTTCTCTCATTTTGTGATTAATAAATGAGCTAGGCATGATATTCCATAAAACCCATTTCCTTATTAATTAGTATTTCCCTTTTCGAAAGGAATATTTTAGCGTGTAAACGTTTTCATTTTAATTTGAGTCAAAAATCACTCTCTCTCTTGGCATCTTGACTTCCACAAATCCTTCTGTTATTACAACTTTTGGCGTGTCCTGATTTGTCCCGTCCCCAATTAGATGTCCAAGAACTTTTACTTCTATATCGGTTTGATATTTTCTCTCTTCCTCGGCCATGTCGGCAACGTTATTTGATTGCGAGAAGTCTTGACCTATGAATATTTCATATCTATGACCTTCGTGCTCAATAATTGCATAATTTACTGCTTTCGTTTCTGAAATAAGCGGTTGAACGATCTCATTCATTTGTTGCTGGTATTGCGTCCATATAGATACCTTATATGTTACGTCGATATAGACTCGTTGAGGAATTGTCATATACTCATAGACGACTTTATCATTCCTCTTTTGAATTTTAAAATTGACTTTCCCAGTTTTTCTGAGCATGTCAGCATTCTGGAAGTTGCTTGTTTTATCATGGTTTATTCTTCTTGCAATTGTCAATGACCCACCTCGGCCATCTTTAGGAGGAAGATCAGCCCAATAAGGACCTTTTCTAGATGGATCTTTTGAAATATTGGTTCTCTCAACAGTTATGAGCGGAAGGATGATTTGACCTGATTGATCTCTATTATTTCTTATATCTTTTACTTGTTTTGCTCTTTCCGACGTCGACCAAAGACAAGGCACCTTCTCCCATCCTTTACTTGTTGTGCAGTAAAGGTCTAGTTGTTCATTAACCCAATTAAAAAAAGCAAAATCAATTGTTTCAATACTGGATGGGGCTATATTGATAACCTTCTCTTTTTTATCTAGATTTAAGCTAGTGTTTCTATCTACCTTATTACCTTCCATCGAATAACCCCTCTCTTGCCATTATGCATTTTGCTGCGATTTCCATTTTATGTTCTGTTCTCCCGAATAGTTCTCTTGGCTGAGCCAGAGTAACGATTTCATAATAATCTTGACCATAGAGGATGAAGTCTCCTTCACGAACATAAAGGTCTTGGTCTTCGGTTAGTCTTCTCTTGTGGAAATGCACAGTAATAGAGGCTTTTCTATCGATTCCATAATTTGTGCTTGTAGTCTCCGTTCCTTCCCAGTCGATAAGGGCATAGACTCTTATAGGTGGAAGGAATGTCTTCTGTATTGCTTCGCCATATAATGGGTGATATTTTGTCTCTTCAATTGAAATTGGGTAATAAAGAACTGTCTGTCCTATTACCCTCTCAATTAATTCATCATTTACCTGCTTAACAAGATCACGCTCTTTCTTTCCTGTAAACAGGGGAGGAGGAGGTGCGTCAGGTTGTTCCCATTTATTCTCTTCAGAAGCCATCTTAGATTACCCCGTAAATATGGCCATTGGTACATGGGCCAAGATCTTGTTAACATTCTCCATTTCAGCTGCATCTTTCTCGTTAAGCTTATTATATGTAAGCTCATCTAAGATAGTCTTTAGCTCATCTCTTAGGGCAGTCTGCTCTTCCTTGGCAGCGGAGATAAGATCTCCTCCGTTCATTTGTATATCATTGCCCGGAATGGGAATAGAGGCAAACTTTGATCTTACATGTCCAAGCATTTCTTTGCATAGGGCAAGGGCAAATCTTCTAATCCACTGCTTTCCGATAGAGTTGATCTTATCGTATGGTATATTGGAGAAAGGAATTGTGTTAAGGTTATTTACTCCTTTTATTCCGGTATCTCTCTTTACACCTTCTGGTGTTTCTGGAGCTTCATCCCATGAGTTGGAGTCTACGGTAAATTCAAACCATACCTGATAAGGATGCATTGAATTGGGAACTGGGAATAGTCTCAATTTATTATTCTTTATCTCAAATGAGTAATGGGAAGCTCGATTATAGAGCTTACTTTCAAACTCTGCCATTTGAAGCTTGGTCTCCCATACCGGAATAATATGGAAGTAGGAATCATTTGCGTATGAGCTATAAGCTTGCCAGTTTCCTATGATATTGGTACCGCCGGCTCCGTAGTAATACCAGCTAGACTTTGGGCTCTTCCAGTAAAGCTTCTTTATTGTTACCTTCTTATCTCCAATCTTGTCTGCAAACTCTTCTTTATTCTTCAAGATGGCTTGGAGATCATAATCTTGGACTCCAACTTCAAGATCGAATGAGGCGGAATAAACATCGATATTTCCGCCGATATTTGCTTCCTCTGAGATAGAGTCAGATATTCTTTTAGCATATGAGAAATTGAACTTTGGATAAGCCAAAGCAACATTAGTTCCGGGAGCAAGGCTCGTTTCATCACCGGAAATTTCAGGATCAATTAACTCACCATTTTCATCAAAGTTTCCAGTGGTTGAACCAAGAACATTTGAAAGTATATTCTTTCCTTGGTGAATATTGATGAGGTAAGAATATTCAAGTACTGCCTCTTCGTAAGCAGCGTAGACTTGCCATTCCGTTATTTCGATATCAAGAACATCTCCGCCCAATTTCTTATAAACATAGGAAACTTGATCTGATGCTCCTCGTTTAAAAGCATCAATCTGATATGGCTGCCAGAAGTCTTCAACAGTATAAACGCCAAGAGGAAGAGGATTCAATTCCGAATCAACGTTGTCCTTATCTCCCTTCGAAGGTAGTACAATTTTGCTTTGTTGGCTTTTTGGTGACATATCTGGAATCGGCATAGTTACTTGTTCCCCCTGTTTATATAAGTAGTTTATAGAAATAGAGAAAGCCCCAGCTAGACTAATCTAATCTGGGGCTTAACCTAAATAAGGCTTTTAAATATTAAGCTGAAACTGGATCGACTGACGTAATAACGTTCATGTCACGGACAAGAACAAGACCATACATGTCTGGTCTGACCATCTTCTTACCATAACGTGTCATGACGCCCTTACGAGGAGTAAAGT